CTTGATAATATGGAGTATATTTTTAGTACTGAACCTTGGGTAGCAAATTCTAAGTGTCAACAGATATCTTGGTTGTCTAAAATTTTATCATTAAATGATAATGATAGAGATGAGTTTAGTGCGGACCTTGTGTTTATGGCGAAGAAAGAGGGAAGAAGCTACGGACCCTTTGGAAAGATATACTGATGTCAAAGAACACACACCTAGAACACCTAGAAGATAGTATCCTACTTGATGGTAAGCAGGGTGCTACTGATGCGTTTAAGTTTTTAGATCTTCTAGCAAGAACTTTCAGCGGTCAGGGACAAAACAACTTTAAGATTACTACGAAGTGGGATGGTGCTCCTGCTATATTTTGTGGTATGTATCCAGGAACAGATCAATTCTTTGTCGGTACAAAATCCGTTTTCAATAAAGACGCAAAGATAAATTTTGTATCTGATGATATAGATAGAAATCACGGTCACGCTCCTGGTCTAGTATCTAAACTCAAAGATGCGTTAAAGTATTTCCCTGCTCTAGGTATCACTGGTGTGGCGCAAGGTGATTTGTTATTTACTGATGATAAAAAAATTGAAACAATTGATGGGAAGAGGTGTATCACATTCCAACCTAACACAATCACTTATGCTATTCCTGAGGGTTCTCCATTCTATGAGAAAGCAAAACGAGCAAAGATTGGTGTAGTATTTCATACAACATACAGGGGAAATACTGTCGATTCTTTGAACGCATCATTTGGATACGATATTGACAAGTTAAATTCTAGTGCTGATGTGTTAGTTCTTTCAGCAGAGACAGGACAACTTGGTAAAGATACTCTCATCACAAAACAAGAGAAGCAGCAATTGATGAGAATGAGAAATGCTAGTGCTTCTTTAATCAGAGGTGCTGGAGACTTCTTGGATGAGGTTGCTAAACAAATAGAAGCAAAGGATCAACTCACTGTTGGACCTAGATTAAAAATTTACTTCAACACATATGTTAGGCAGGGTAAAAAAGTAAATAATGCCAGACAATTTGTTCGTAACTTCAAGGCATACTTTGAGGGTGAAGTAAAGAAAGCAGTTGACAAGGTTAAAACTCCCAAAGCGAAAGCAACTAAACTAGCAAAGTTATATGCGGGGTGCCAATTTATTGAAGACAATGATGACGCATTGATTAAAACTGTGGGACTATATACTACACTACAGAATGCTAAGAACTTCTTTGTTCGTAAACTAGAGAAGGGAGAACAATTCGGAACATATCTTAGAACTGAAGATGGGTATGAGGTAACTGCTCCTGAAGGTTATGTTGCTATTAGTGAGGGAACTAACGCAGTCAAGTTGGTTGATAGATTATCGTTTAGTGTTGCAAACTTTAACGTATCTAAAAACTGGGTAGAAGGAGACAAATGAGTAGGGTAGTTGTAGCGTGGGGTAGATTTAATCCTCCAACAATCGGTCACGAAAAATTAATTGAAGCAGTTGCTAAGATTGCGAAGAGAGATGACTACTTTATCTACCCCACACACACTCAGAAAAAACCAAAGGATCCATTGCCATCAGATTTAAAGGTTGAATATATGCATCTTATGTTTCCAAAACATAAAGACCATATCATATATGATAGAGATACAAATACAATTATAAAATTACTACAAAAATATCAAGGAATATATGAGGACTTGACATTAATTGCTGGATCTGATAGAGTACCTCAGTATGAAACACTACTCAATAAATATAACGGTGTTGAATATACATACAGAAACTTAGAAGTTGTATCTGCTGGTGAACGAGATCCAGATGCTGATGGTGCTTCTGGTATGTCTGCAAGTAAGATGAGAGCAGCTGCTAAAGATTTGAAAACCAGAGATTTCCTTTCTGGAATACCTGATACATTATCCACAGATAAAAAAATAGAACTGATGCAAGAGGTTCGCAAAGGAATGGGATTGAAATGAAAAATTTTAAACAACTACGACAAGAATCAACACACCAAAGATACAGACAGAAAGAAATTTTCCAAGAGGGAGATACTGTCACGAATTTAAAGACGGGTCAGGTTGGTGTCATTCATCGTAGTGGTGTCAACTATGTCATCGCACTCACAGAAAGCGGGGAGATGTTCCGTGCGTGGGTGAAGGACATCAGAGAGTATAAATAAGAAAGAAGAGAACACTTAGATACAATGGCGAGTAACGAAGAATTCACCAGACAACTTATTAACTCAATGTTACACGGGTCTGATGCTGATCTAGTTGAAGCGTTTGAGAATATGGATCCTCAGTCACACGGTGCTGAGATTGTCGATACAACAAAGCAAAAGAAAACTATCGGCAAGCAAAGAAATTATATTGGTAAGGAGTCTGCTCCAACCGTTGCTGCTGAAGGATACAAGAAAGGTTGTGATGCCTGTGGTGGTAAAGGATGCTCTAAGTGTGACAAGAAAATGGATGAATCATCCTGTGGTTCACATTCTACAAAGAAAAAGACTAAGAAAGAGGAACTAGAAATGGAAGACGAAATTCTGGAAACTCTTGAGATTGATATCGATGGTGATATCTTCATCGTTGAGAAAAAGAAAGGACTTGACGGCAAAGCTTGCTGGAAAGGTTACAAGCAAATGGGAACCAAGAAGAAAGGTGGTAAGACAGTTGACAATTGTGTCAAGATGTCCTACGAACCAGAAGGTAACTACCTAGGTGAGAAGAAACTTGATCCCGTTGGTAAGGAAGATAAGGACATCGACAACGATGGTGATCACGACAAGTCTGACAAGTATCTTCTAGCACGTCGCAAGAAAGTATCTGCAATCATCGGCAAGAAAAAGAAGATGAAGGAAGAAGCAGAACTTCGTGCGGAGATTGAAGAAGAAAAAAAGTGAAGAAGGCACCCTCAATTGAGGTGATGCCTGATGTTCCTAACGAAAACTCACCTGAGTTTAAGAAGTTAGCGAAGCAACATAAGAAATATATCAAACCTGCTATGGTCCGTAAGGACGGTGGCGTTGTAAAAGGATAAATAATTATACTCTTTGGGAACCATACAATGCTATCTTTTCTACTACCACTCGCATCAAAAATTATCGCTGATGCCGTCGCAAAGATCCCAGACAATGAGGAACTGGGTGAGAAACTAATTGACATCTGCCTACTAATTCTAGGTAAAGCAGTTGCTTTAACTAAGACAGAAATGGACGACCAACTCCTAGCAGTTGTCACCACAGCAATTAAGGCAAGGGAAGAGGCTCCTGCCGCAGAATGAACTTTACCTCATAGTTCACGTTTGAGAGGCAGCGATGCCTCTCTTTTTTTTATAAATACTTTCAGAGAACTGTTCTTTATAGGCAAACGAAGATGGCTGTATTTGGAAAAATTGATGCTGCTGCGCTACCAGCTGGTGTCGAGGTTACAATTAATACTAATACTGTGTTTGGTAGTGGATTCCAAGATCCTACTGGCCCAGATTATATTGATGCTGGTGATATTATTGAAATTTTACCAGACAGAGTTCCTTATGTCGTTCTCAGAGTTGAGAGTGATACTGAATTAATTTTGGCAAGAAATTTCGAGGAAACTACTGTTTCACCTGCTGCTCCAAATAATGCCTTTAGAAGAACAGCACCTAAAGCTGTTGCGTCAGCAGTTCTCACTCCATCATATGATTCCCGTACCCGTGAGATCCTTTATGTTGATCTCGCTGAGGCACAACTAGAAAGCAGCAGAAAGAGAGGACTTAAAATTCCTGGATGGCACGTCTTCGAAACATTCGAAAACGCTCAAGGTGATACTGTTTATCACGCAGAATGTATCGCAGCAGTTAAAAATTATCAAGATGCTACTACAGGAGATGACAACGACGATCCAATCGTTGCTGATACTGAATCCATCATCACCATTGATGCTCAACCAGCAATCTCTGGACCTGCTGAAGTGGGTGATGGCACTCCATTAACTATCACTGCTACAGCATCAACAACAGGTCAAGATGATGCCGCTGCTCCAGCAACCATATCCTTCCAGTGGCAGCGTCAGAAGACAAGCAATGGTCGCTGGGTCACCATCACTGCTTCTACAGATGGTTCGGCATACAGCGACTTTGCTGGAACTGGAATCGCATCTGGTGTACCAGTTGTTCTAACAATTGATGCTGCTCTATGGGCGGCTGACGATGGAGCAAATGGATATGAGTATCGCGTCAAGTTCACAAATAATGTTGGTGGACTAGAGAAAGTTACCACAACTGATGCTGTACTAGTAGTAACTACTCCATGATAAATGAACTTCTATGAATTGAACCCAGACAACTGGGAAATGTTCGCTATTAAACATTACTTTAATCCTGCAGCAGTCACAAGAGAAGATTTTGAAGAGGATCTTAATCGTATCAAATACATTAAGCGCCTCTTCAAACGCTATGAGACTACCGGCGAACTGAAAACACATTTAATTTTAAATCACATCATCGTAATGTATAATGTATTTGATGATGCCGCTACACCATTGCTGTTCTATAAGATAGAAAAGCAGTACTGGTCTATGCTAAAAGCGTTTATGACGTTTTTAAATAGACTTCCAGAATCTATAAATACAGATATAGATCAACAATGTCTTGAGGAGTTAAATCTGATATGATTAACAATGCTGCCCAACCAGGTCTAGCAGGTGTAGAACTCCCACCTTCTGTAGTTATTGTTACTCCACGCAAACATAGGCAGTGGAAGAAAAACAATAAAGATTCATTTGTTGATGGACGTTCCAAAGGAGCAAAAACTTTACTGTCACGCATTAATCGTAGAAAAATGAAAGAGCAAGTAGAAGAGAATATTATTTCCGAAGCGGCACCCTCTGAAACAGAGAGAGCACAAAAGCAAATCGGGCAGATGAAGAAGCTTGGTCGCGCCAAAGATCTACAAAAGAAGCGTGATGAAGCAAAGAAAAAAATGCAGGGCAAAACCAGAGAGATGGATGTCCTAATGAAAGCAAGAATGGCGGACTTCAAAAAGAAAGCATCCGACCAGACTAGTAAACTTAAGAAAGAAGAAACTGAAATGACTACCAATATGATTAAAGAGTATAACGATGTTCTTGATGCCGCTATCGAAGTAGCAGCACAACCAACTAACACAGCAGAAACAGCATACGCGAGAGTACAATTCTCTGATGGTGTTACAGCAAACATCGATCAGTTTTCCGCTAGGAAGATTGCTGCTACATACGCAGGTTTAGAAGGTGATAATCAGAATGCCTTCAGATATATGCTAAACAAAGACGCAGCAACCTACGCTTCAGCAGTAGATTTCGCAGTAAGGAACGTCTAAAATGCCACTAGGTTTTGGTAAATTACAGGTCATTGAACAAAAACTTGAAATTTATGAAGACCTATCACAAAAGATGCTCGACAAACTTGAGCGAGCAGTCACTACTATTTCTGAAAATAGTAACAGGGTCTCTGTTGTATTAGAGAGACACGAAACTCGTCTGGATGAGGGTGAGAAATCCAATAATCTCATCCTCCAGATGCTACAAGAAATTAAAGAATTACACGAAAAAGATACTGACACCTTACACTCAAGGATTTCTACTTTAGCTGGTAAAGTGGAGCAGAACCAGAGATTTGTTTATGGTGCCGGTGCTGTTCTAGGAACCATTGTGGCAGTCGCACAACTGTTACCAATCTTCGGTTGGACCTTGACACCAGTAGATAAGTCTGCTATGATACAGGGAGTAGAAGCCCCTGTGAATGTCCTATCTTGACACCAAATATATACAACTTCTATCCCCACAACTGAGTAAGTTTTCTAAAAAGAAATCAGACCTGTATAATTTTAGATGCCCCTACTGTGGAGATAGTAGGAAGCGTCAAGATAAAGCACGGGGATACTTTTATCGTCTCAAGACTGAGATGGTATTCAAGTGTCACAACTGTGGCACAGGTAGAAGTCTTGCTAACTTCTTGAAGGATAATAATGCTATGCTCCACGATCAATATGTCATGGAGAAGTATAAATCTAATGTCACAAAATCTAAACCTAAACTCAAGATTGAGGATATGGTTGACGATGCACCTATCTTCAAATCGACACAAATTAAAATTGATTTGGAGAAAGTTTCTGCGCTAAATACAACACACCCGGCGAGAGAATATCTCACCAATCGTAAAATAGAAGACCTAGATAGTTTTTACTATTGTCCCAAATTTAAACAATGGACTAACTCACTTAAGAAAACATTTGATAATCTTAAGCAAGATAGTCCACGCATTATAATACCACTCAGGGACAATGACGGTAGACTCTTTGGATATCAAGGAAGGTCTCTTGCTCCCAAAGCAAAGATCAGATACATCACAGTAATGCTTGACGAAAGCAAACCAAAAGTCTACGGATTAGATCGTATTGACCCTGAGGAACCAGTATATGTCACAGAAGGACCCTTCGACTCCCATTTCATTGGGAACGCTATCGCTATGTGTGGTAGCGATGTTGACCTTAGCTCTCTGGATTATCAGTTCGTATTCGTCTACGACAACGAACCACGAAGCAGAGAAATCGTTAAGAAGATTGATGTCGCCACCAAGCAAGGTCATAAGGTAGTCATCTGGCCGTCTTCAATCAAAGAAAAAGATTTGAATGACATGGCACTCGCTGGACATAACGTACAACATATGGTAGAATCAAACACCTACCAAGGATTAGAAGCACAAATTAGATTCAACGCATGGAAGAAGGTATGAGCATTTCTGTAAAGAAACGAAGTGGCGATGTAGAAGAACTGAATATTGAAAAAATTCACAAGATGGTAGAGTCTGCTTGTGATGGACTGGGGGGAGTATCATCCTCTGAAGTAGAAATGAATTCGGGCATTCAATTCTACGATGGCATCACAACAGATCAAATTCAAAAAGTCCTGGTAGATTCTGCCTGTAACTTGATTAGTTTGGACAACCCCAACTACCAGTTTGTTGCCGCCAGATTGCTCCTGTTCGGTCTTTACAAGCAAGTCTTTGGTATTCAGTGGAAAGATGGTTTCCCGTCCGTCCTGGACCATCTGATGAACAAACAGGAGCAACGTATCTATGACCGCGACCTGCTCTGGGCATACAATGATGAAGAGTGGGAGACAATCAATTCATTTGTGGATCACAAACGTGACTTTCTGTATACATATGCTGGTCTGAAGCAGGTTGTAGATAAATACCTAGTACAAGATCGTAGCAATGGGGAAGTATTTGAAACTCCTCAGTACATGTATATTCTGATTGCTGCTACTTTGTTCCAAGAGTATCCCAAGGAGACAAGATTAGATTATGTCAGACGATACTACAACGCAATCAGCAAGCACAAAATCAACATCCCCACACCTATCATGGCGGGGGTTAGAACTCAGCTTCGACAATTTGCTAGCTGTGTTCTTGTTGATTCTGATGACTCCCTCGATAGCATCTTTAGTTCTGATATGGCTATCGGCAGATATGTTGCACAAAGGGCGGGCATCGGTATCAACGCAGGCAGAATCCGTGGCATCAACAGTAAAATCAGAGGTGGAGAAGTTCAACACACAGGTGTTATACCATTCCTCAAAAAATTTGAGGGCACTATCAAATGCTGCACTCAAAATGGCATACGAGGTGGAAGCGCAACTGTCCACTTCCCCATCTGGCACCAAGAAATCGAAGACATCATAGTCCTAAAAAATAATAAAGGAACGCAGGATAATCGCGTTCGTGGCTTAGACTACAGTATTCAAGTCAGTAAGCTATTCTATGAGCGTTTCATCAACGATGAAGAAATCTCTCTCTTCAGTCCGCACGACGTGCCGGGTCTGTATGATGCTTTTGGTTTTGATGGATTTGATGACCTATATCGCGCTTACGAATTCGATCCAGATGTTCCTCAGAAACGTGTCAAGGCGCAGGAATTGTTCCTAGATTTGCTACAACAGAGGGCAGAGACTGGTCGTATTTACATTATGAATATCGACCACTGTAATTCACACTCGTCATTCAAGGACAAGGTGAATATGTCTAACCTGTGCCAGGAAATCACCTTGCCTACAGACCCATTGGAGCACATTGATGGTGATGGTGAGATTGCTCTGTGTATTCTGTCTGCTATTAACGTTGGCAAACTGAATAAACTCGAAGAGATGGAGGAACTATGTGACCTATCTGTTCGTGGTCTTGAGGAACTGATTGATTATCAGAAGTATCCCATCAAGGCAGCAGAAGTTAGCACCAAGAACCGTCGCTCATTAGGTGTTGGGTTCATTGGTTTGGCACATTATCTTGCCAAGAAGGGAGAACATTACGATGATCCCGCAGCACTGACTGAAGTACATAAACTCACTGAGGCATTCCAATACTATCTCCTCAAGTCATCTAACAAGATCGCTCAGGAGAAAGGACCCTGTGGATACTTCCATCACACCAAGTATTTTGATGGTAAATTGCCCATTGATACATACAAGAAGGACGTTGATGAGTTGGTAGCACCGGCATATTTCTATGATTGGGATAGTCTTAGGAATGATATCGTCACCTATGGGTTGCGACACAGCACATTGTCCGCACAGATGCCATCAGAGAGCAGTTCCGTTGTGTCAAATGCCACAAACGGGATCGAACCACCTAGAGGATACCTGTCCGTTAAAAAATCGAAGAAAGGCACTCTTAAGCAGATTGTTCCCCAGTACCAAACACTGAAGAACAACTATACTTTGCTCTGGGATATGCCATCTAACGAGGGATACATCAAAATTGTGTCTGTGATGCAGAAATTCTTCGACCAAGCTATCTCTGGTAACTGGTCGTACAATCCTCTGAACTATCCAGACAATGAAATCCCAGTGTCTGTGTGGGTAAATGATCTTCTAACTACATACAAGTATGGTTGGAAGACATCTTACTATCAGAATACTTACGACCTTCAAAAAGAGGAGGAAGTAATTGAAGAGAAGGATGCGACAAGTATCCACGCAATGTTAGAAGAACTATTAGATCCAAACTACGAGGAGGAAGACTGTGACAGTTGCAAAATTTAAACTCAGTAAGAGTAAAGTTGAGGGCATGACTGTCCTTAACACCAATCCTGTGGATACCACTAAACAACCTATGTTTTTTGGTGCCCCACAAGGACTTCAGAGGTATGATACATTCAAGTATCCTGAGTTTGATAAGCTAACTGAGAAGCAATTGTCATTGTATTGGCAACCACAGGAGGTATCCCTACAGAAAGATCGTGGTGATTATCAATTACTATCTGATGTAGAGAAGCATATCTTTACTTCTAACTTGAAGTATCAGATTATGCTTGATTCAGTACAGGGTCGTGCTCCTGGTATGGCATTCATTCCATTTTGTTCTCTTCCTGAACTAGAATCTGCCATGAATATCTGGCAGACAATGGAGATGATTCACTCCCGTTCATACACTTACATCATTAAGAATGTGTATCCAGACCCTAGTGTTGTCTTCGATCATATTCTTACTGATGATAGAATTCTTGAACGTGCTACCTCTGTTACAGCAGCATACGATGATTTCGTTCAGGCAGCACAGGAGTATGGGACTGGTAACTGGTGGAAACCAGACTGGAAAGATTCTCCTAGTGCTCAATGGACACTCCGCGACATTAAGCGTAGGCTCTATCGTGCTGTTATGAATGTGTATATCCTTGAGGGTATTCGCTTTTATGTCTCATTTGCTTGTAGTTTTGCATTTGCTGAGCGTCAAAAGATGGAAGGCAATGCTAAAATTATCAAGTTGATTGCCAGGGATGAAGCGCAGCACATGACTATCACTCAGAAAATTATTAACAAGTGGGCAGCAGGTGATGACCCTGTAATCACTGAGATTATGGCGGAAGAGGAGCAGAATGTCATTGAGATGTTCCGTAAGTGTGTTGCTGAAGAAGAGGTTTGGGCAGAGTATTTGTTCAAAGATGGTTCTATGATTGGTCTCAACGCACCACTCCTACAGAAGTATGTTCAATGGACTGCTAACCGTAGGATGAAAGCGATTGGATTTAAACCAATCTATGATGTTCCCGCCAAAAACAATCCTCTACCTTGGACGGAGCACTGGTTTAACTCTAGTGGAGTACAGGTAGCACCCCAAGAAACAGAAGTGGAGAGTTATTTAAGTGGTGGTATTAAGCAAGATCTTAAAAAAGATTCGTTCAGTGGTTTCAAACTATGATAGAAAATTGGAGAACAAGAGCCCTGGCAGACCCAGATCTGCCAGCGGGGGATTGGCAAGTCCTAAAACTAGGACCAACAACTCTAGCAGATTGGATACATCTTCAATCAATAAAATTGAAATACCAGATCCGTGGGATGACCCACTGATGTAATAAATACCCCTAAGTGGGGTATTTTTTTATGAAAACTCAATCGGCAAAAGCAAAAGGTCGTCGCCTTCAACAATGGGTCAGGACGAAACTGATTGAGATGCTTGATGTTCACCCTGAAGATATAGAATCTCGCTCGATGGGTGCTGGTGGGGAAGATTTAATTATGGCACGGGCAGCGAGGTCAAAGTTTCCACACAGTATTGAGTGTAAAAACGTAGAAAAACTAAACGTTTGGGATGCTTACGAGCAATCTGTGCTAAACTCAGGTGAGTACGAACCACTTTTGATTATGAAAAAGAATGGTAAGAAACCTCTTGCTGTTGTGGACGCAGAATATCTCATTCGCTTGTATGAAAAATGAACCCAATAATTCTAGTCGGATGCTTCACTCCCTTAGCATTGATTTGGATTGTTATGAAACTAAGTGTGTGGATTGCTGCCGTAAATGAGGAGCAAACATATGTCAGAGAAGATGCCAAACGACCACACGGACCTTATGTGGCAAATGCATATGCAGATGTTGACGAAGAGGAAGAGGAATATGGAGACCGCACGGATTATAGATGAAGCATTGTTTCAATATTACTCTGAAAGGGGTATGAATGTTCCCAAATGGAAACAAAAACAACCAGATTGGTGGCGTGAATACCTAATTAGTTTAGGATTAGATCCCAACAACCCATGAATAAATTTTTCTTGGACATCACAGTAGCAATCATCGATTACATATATTATGGGAGAGATTTTCAAAGGTTCTGGGTGCTCGAAGAGATTGCTAGAGCACCATACTTCGCATTCCTAAGTGTATTACATTTTAGAGAGTCTCTAGGTCTGAGAGGACCAGAACATATCTACCTTATGAAAGAACATTTTGAACAAACTTTAAATGAAACAGAACATCTGGAATATATGGAAGATAATGGTGGTAACGCTTATTGGATTGATCGTTTTTTCGCCTACCATCTCGTTCTTATCTATTATTGGATTAACGTGGTTTATTATTGGGTGGCTCCTCGCGCTGCTTATAATCTCTCCTACGAAATAGAACTCCATGCTGCTACTACATATGGTAAGTATCTAGCAATACATGGACCAGATGAAAAGATCCTTCAGATCTTAAATGATGAAATACAACACTCACAAGAACTACATAGAGCAATAGAATTAATCAAATGAAAGTAGGTATTATTGGTCTCGGTCGTATGGGCGAGGGTATGTCCCGCCGTATGATGAAAGCAGGTATTGAAACCTGGGGTTACAGACGCAACATTAAGAAGGCAGAAGAGGCATATGAAAAAGGATATGTCTCTGGTGTTACATATGGTATCGAACAACTTGCTGAAGTTATCCATAGAGATAAGACAGCAGGTGAAGTGCCAGGTATTTTTCAACTTGTCATACCAGCAGAACTAGTAGAGGACACACTAAATGAGTTACTACAATTTTGTGTGGAGGGTGATATTATTATTGATCATGGCAATTCCAATTTTAAAGACTCTAGACGCAGGGCAGAAAGGTTGTCTAAACTGGGCATCCAATATATTGACTGTGGTACTAGTGGTGGTGTTCATGGTTTGGAGCGTGGATACTGTCTTATGGTTGGTGGTACAGATACTGCAGTATCCGTCTGCCGTCCTATCTTCGACGCACTCAGCCCCGGTATTGATGCTGCCCCACGAACAAGTTACACAGACAACTTCACTTGGTATCCTGAAGAGTACGGTTGGATGTATTGTGGGGGTCCTGGGGCAGGTCACTTTGTGAAGGGGG